ATAATAGTTTAATGTACTGAGCATCAATTGCTAGTCTTACTAAGTCTATTCTAGCATCAATACCAGCTGCAACATTTTCGAGTGCCTTTTTTATTAGTTTCTTTTTAAATTTGATGATATTTCTAGCATCAAGAACTCCAGCTACTACGTTACATAAACTCATGTTTTAGATACTCCTGAATCACCACCGCCTGGTGTTACACCACCATGAACGTGTCCGTCAAGGTCAATACTATCATCTCCAGCAAGAACATTGACTGACGCATTTGCAGTTCCTTTTATTGAGACATTGGCATCTCTGTCATCTCCGCCTGGAAGTGCTGGACTTCTAACCATTTTTATTGTATTCTCTTCAGCTGCACTTTCAATCCTAACCGTATCTGAACTTTTGATTGTAAGTTTACCATCGCTGTTAAGAGACATTTCTGTTCCTGCGATACTAACTGCTTTTGATATTACTCCAAAATCTTTTGCACTATCTAAAATTATATCACCTGTTCCTAAAGCACTTACCGCAAAATCTCCAACAGTTGATACATCATAATCACCTACAATTTGTTGTGTAACATCTGAACCAAAACTGATGATCGAATCATCGCCAGTCGAGAACGTGTATGTTCCTCCGATTTGAACTCCTAAATCAGTTGTAACTTCTTCTGCTCGACTTCCACCAATTTTTGAAACATAGTCTCCTTTTACATTAAGAAAGTAATCTCCCTCAACTTCATGCGTAAAACTTCCCTGTGTCATAATTCTTGCATCACCTGTTACAGTAATGTTCTGCCCACCTTTAATAAAAACATTTTCATCATCTAAAACAATTTCATAATTCTTACCAACTATTTTCGTAATCTTTGTTCCGTCTGGCTGTATTTCTTCAAATGTTCCAGCTCCATGTTGTGTGTGTATTCTCTCAGCCTCAGGTGTATTATCAATCTCAAAGATATGTCCACCTTCTGTCTTTGTTACATGATTGTAAGGATACGTTGAAGCTGCAGGAGCATCTGCTGTACCGTATCTTGGAAAAGGTTCATTCCATGTATCTCTACTAGGCCCTTTCTTATCAATCATTCCTACTTTAGCATATTTTGCAATCGGAACATCTTTAGTTCTTCCTGATACTTTTGCTCTGTATGCTGGTGACTCCTCATTTGAAACTTCCTCTCCTCTTGCAAGAGTAGGAGTATCTGGTTTTCCTTTAAATTCTTCAAGAGGATATCTTTCATATGGGTCACGAAATCCTGTACCAAGCACCTCACCCTCTCCAGATATACCAGAGATTGAACCCATGATGATTGGAAACTGTGCTTTCTTTCCATCCATAAAAAATCCAACAACCCACGAACCTTCAACAAGTCCTGTTGGAGATGTTCCAATACCACTCAATGCAGCTGATGTAATCGGTTGTAATGGTTGAGCCCAAGGCAAATCACCTGTAGGGAGTTTGTCCTGATTTTCATCATGCCAACCCATACACCTCACTCTACAACGACCAAGCTGTAGAGGGTCGTTTCTATCCTCGACAACTCCTGTCCACCATATAAATCCATCTAATCCTAAAAACTCATTTGATTTTCTCAAAAGAAATCTCCTGCAACTCTTTTACTCTCAGTCTCAACTCTATTTGCAAAACTATTCTTCACGCAAGTAAATGATGTGGTATAGATAGCTTTAGAAAAACTAAACGCATGATGTACTTTTGTAATAAGAAATTTTGCATCTTTCTCTCCACCTTTAAGTCTATCTCCACCATAAAATAAATTATACATTCTCATCATTTCTTCATCATTTGATTCTTGAGGAACAAAAACATTTACAACTTGTCCAACATGAAGATCACTAATTCCAGATACAGTACAATTTATAATTATTGTATCAAAAAGCATTCTTGATGCAACGTCTAAATGTGCAAAGCGATGTCTCCGTCTTGGAAAGAAATATTGTGGGTCTGACTCTTCTGAAACATTTTCCTCAAAAAATGTACCTTGTAGCCTATCCTCTGGAGCTCTTCTTTCAGAAGTAACAATGATCTCTGGAATATCGAGCTCTATTTCTTGAACCTCATCAAATTCTGTGTCACTTGATATTCCTGTATCTTCAAAATATCCTGTGCTTAAACCATCTGGTATAACTGTGCCTCGTAATAATCTTGAGTGTATATCTTCATCATTAACTTGAAGAAAAGATGTCTTATTTGGTATTGTCTTGTATTTTGCAATCTGAACTAATTTATCATCTTTTAAGTAATTAAAAGTTTTTTCAGAAAAAGTTTTGGTAACAGGGTCAATTACTTTAACTGAATTTCTATATCCTCCACCAGAAATTTTACGCAATCCATTAATACCGTCTTTAACTTCAATGTCTGTGATAACTTGATATGGAAATATCGTATCTTTTTCAGCTCGTCTTTTTACATCTCCAAGACTCTTACCAGCATCTGCAAGATAAAAGTTTTGTACTACTTCACCTTTCATTAACTCATCTAATGTCTTAAAGTGAAACTTACGATCAAGAGTCTCATAGAACATATAATTTGATGCAGGATATTTCTCTGATTCAGACTCATCAGCAATATGTTTTATGAAGGACATAGGGCTTCGACCATTTCCTATGAAATACTGTGTTCCAAAACTTTCACTTGTTTCAAGTTTTTTAGGATTTTTAAGTTGCGACTGTGATCTAAAATAAGTGCCGTAAACAGATTCAACAGTTTGACTTCCAGAAAGTTTATATATTCTATCGACACTTGAAACAAGGTCTAGTTTCTTTTCTGGAGAAACTCCATAAATCACATATTCTCGTACTCTTTCTTTTGTTTTATTAATGACACTATGTTCATAGACATCAAACTCTGCTTCAACATAGTCATTAAAAGATGGTGTTCTATAAGTAATTACTATCTTTTCATCACCAACAAGAGGCATTCTTTCTATAATTCCAATTCCATCTTCAATACCAACTTCTATAGATACAGCAGAAGATTCAATATTTTCAAATATAGATACTTCAAAACACATTGCTTTTATATCAATAAAAGAATCTTCTGATCTGTCAAATGCAATAAGTCCTATTTGCTGTATGTCAATACCCAAATGCTTGTAAGTGTTATCACTCATTATGCAAAAACACCTCTAACAGCAGAGAGAATCTGAGGAAGATATACCTCATCTAAAAGTTTAATGTTTCTTCTTTCATCATTAAGGTCTTGTTCATATTGATACGCGGAAACTTCTTTCCTTACCTTGACAAATCCTGTTTCTCCTTGTAGTGTATCTCCTGCAAGAGAGTTGTATGTTGTTTGGTCGATTTTAACTGTTCTCTCTGGAACAACCGTACCATCTGCCAAAGTACTTTGTGCGTTTAATATTTTTTCGTAATGATGAACTGTTCCTTGAGCTTCTGAAATACTTCCGTACTTTTGTCGAATAAACTTATCAAGACTGTACTGTTCTTTTGGCCATTCAAACTGTGGGTCGATAATATCATTGACAATTAGAATTAACCAATCGAGAGTTGAATCTTGATAGTATAGTTCCGCAACAATATCTGGTCTATCTTCTTCTTGAACTTGATAGTCGTAGTAAATAGCTGACTGTGATAATAAAGCTTCTTGAACTTTAAATCTAAGAGTAATGTTTGTCAGAGAGTTTGATTTACCGTTTTTTTTAAGGTCGTAATCAATCTTTGGAAATGGTTTAAAATAATGTGCCATTATAAACCCTCTTCTATTTCGTCTTTTGTGATAATTCTTGTCTCTGTAAAGTTCATTTCTATTGTAACAGAAACAGGTGCTTCTTCTCCGTTCTCAAGATTATGATAGAAGGGGCCTCCTTCTCCATGATAGTTTACATTAAATCCTGTTAGTACACAAGTCTGAAATTTAAAAAGGTGGTCTGGATTATTTAACTCAAGTCGAAACTGTTGTGGATATCTAAAAAAGTGATTTTGCTCAATGTACTCTGGCACCATTGCGTGCTTAAATGCTCTTATAATCTTTGTAATTGTTTTTGATTCTCGTTGATTACTTGGTACAAGTTTATAACTAAATGAGTGCGTTCTAAATCCTGTTCCTTGAAAGAGAACTGCTAAATGAGGATTTCGTGCCATTCCACTTCCTGCAAATGCACCTTTAATACCAGCTCCACCAGCTGCACCAATTGTACCACCAAGAACTCCTTTAATCAATCCACCAATAATTGCTCCACCCTCAGCACTTGCAAATTGGGCACCCATACTTTTCACTCCTGACATACCAACATCATCTCTTACACCCGCTGCAAAGTTTTTTAGACTCTCTGCTGCAGATTCAACTTCATTTTGTCCTGTTCCTATTGTATTAGTTAATGCACCAATATTTCGTGCAGCTGCAGTTCCGACAACTCCAAGTTCTTCATTTGCATACTCTGATGAGTATCCAGCAGTAAGATTTGCAGGGAGAGGAAGAAAAATTCTTGTGTCAATCGAACCTTTTTCGAAAGCATCTCTTTGAAATTGAAACTCTCTAAAAATAGAGAATTTCATAAACTGTCCTACATTCTCTATTTCACTTGGAAAGATGATAGTATCTGCATCTTTTCTGAGCAAAAGTCTACCTAATTTTCCATCAACAAAATTTTCTACTTTGTCAACAATTTTACTTATTTTTACCATGAGATAAATATACCTTGTGAGAATTTAAAACTATTTATAAGTAAATATACAATGACTAAATATTATCAGGGAAAATTTAGACCAAAGAACCCAATTAAATACAAGGGCGACCCAACAAACATTGTTTTTCGTTCCTCATGGGAACTCAAAGCCATGAAATACTTTGACCTCAATCAAAATGTATTGAGATGGCAAAGTGAAGAACTCTTTGTTCCGTACAAATCTCCGATTGATGGAAAATGGCACAGGTACTTTCCAGACTTTTTAATTGAAGTAAGAACAAAAGAAAACTTGATTGAAACCCATATGGTCGAGGTCAAACCCTATGCTCAAACAAAAGAACCAAGAGTACAAAAGAGAAAAACAAAAAGATATATTACAGAAGTAAAAAATTGGGGTATAAATAGTTATAAATGGAAGTATGCACAAAAGTTTTGTGAAGAAAGAAAATGGAAGTTCACGTTAATAACAGAAAAAGATTTATTTTAAATGCCTGCATTTACATTTGACAAGATACTTGAGAAGGGAGCAGCTCTTGGGAGACTTCCTGCAAAAGAACGTAAGTCAAGAGATTGGTTTCGTAATCAAGCAAGAAAGACTTCAATCACTCCAAGAAAGTTGCAGTCAGAAGCAAAATCACAGGCAGTAGGTCGTGTTAGTATGGGAAGAATGTATTTCTTTGCATACGACCCTAAAACAAAAAAAGAACTTCCGTACTACGATAGATTTCCTTTAATCTTTCCGTTCAAAAAAGCACAGGGAGGATTTATGGGAATCAATCTACATTATCTTCCACCACGATTAAGAGCTAAACTTATGGATGCCCTTTATGGTTTAGTGACAAATAAAAAGTATGATGAAACAACTCGATTAAATTTAAGTTATAGAGTTTTAAATGGAGCAGCTCGTTTTCGTTTTTTTAAACCAACTGTTAAGAGATATTTGACAAGTCAAGTTAAATCAAGATTTATAGAAGTAAATGCTGAACAATGGGATATGGCACTTTTTCTTCCTGTTGAACAATTCTCTAAAGCAAGTAAACAGAAAGTCTGGAGCGATAGTAGAAATGCCATTTAAGATAAACGAATTTACAAGTAACTTCAATGCAGCTGGTTATGCAAAGCAAGATCGTTTTGAAGTTAGAGTCATACCACCAACAGGACAAGGAAGTGACGGAAGTGCTCTTGGAAGATTAATATCAGGACTATCTTTACTTGGAGGTACGGTCGGAGAAGTGGCTGGTATTCTCAATGGTCTTGGAGATAATGTTGATATCTTTCATCTTGCACTTAGAGCAGACTCAGCAGAATTGCCTGGGCGTGCAGTTCAAACATTAGACAATCGGTATTATGGCCCACTTCGTAAAAGTGGTTATCAAGCAAACTATGTTGATACAACGATTACATTTATTTGTAGTGAAGATTTAAGAGAGAAGTTATTTTTTGAAAAATGGCAAGACTTGATTGTAGGAGAACACAGAGTTGCAGGAACTAATCCTGACTCGAAAGCATTTAATGCTGGTTATTATGATGATTACGTTTCAAGTATTGAGATTCTACAAATGAACGAGAACAATGATGTCACATATGAAATGAGACTTCTTCAAGCATATCCAATACAAGTCGCACCACTTCCTTTGAATTGGGCTTCAGACGAATTACAAAGACTCTCTGTGACATTTGCATACAATAGATATGAAAGTGATTCTAAGAAATTACCAAAAATTATAAGTTCACTTGCAAATCTTGGAAAAGTAAGAGACTCAAGAACATCAACTATTAGAAGGGCAGTTAGATTTCTTGATAGAATATTTTAATTGATTGGAGAATATTATGGCACTACCTTCGTTATCTGTTCCTGAGTTTGAAACAACAATACCATCTACAGGAAGAAAGATAAGGTTTCGACCTTTTCTTGTAAAAGAAGAAAAACTTTTGTTTATTGCACTAGAGACAAAAGATCAAAAAGAAACAATTCGTGCAGTAACAAAATTGTTAAAAAATTGTATATTAGATGATGTTGATGTATCTAAGTTAGCAAGTTTTGATTTTGAGTATTTGTTTTTACAGTTAAGGTCAAAATCTGTAGGAGAGATATCAAATTTAGAAATAACACATGATGAGTCGAATGAATGTAAACATAGAACTAAAGTGGCTATAAATTTACAGCAAGTGAAGCCCCCTAAAATTGAAGATGATTCTTCAAAAAACATTATGATAACAGATACGATTGGTATTCGTTTCAATTATCCAAGTATTGATGCCTTAGAATATATGGTATCACTTGGTGAAATGAGTGACTTTGAACGAGTTTTGAAAATGGTTGAAAAATGTATTGAATGTATTTTTGATGGAGAGCAACTCTATGATACCTTTGAGCCAAGAGAATTGGAAAAGTTCATAGGAGATATGAATCAAAAGCAATTCGAAAAGGTTGCTGAATTTTTTGCGAATCTTCCTATGCTCGAACATAAAATAACTTGGAAATGTGAAAAGTGCGGTAAAGATGATTTTGTAAATGTAAGAGGGCTCCAGAATTTTTTTATATAGGTCTTTCCCATGATAGTCTACAGAATATCTACAAGACTAATTTTAATTTGGTTCAACATCATAAATACAACTTGACAGAACTTGAAAATATGATGCCGTGGGAAAGACAAATATATGTACAACTTCTTGTTCAGTATCTTGAAGAAGAAAACGAAAGATTAAAACAAAAGGCAAAGTAAATGGCTGTTCCAGCACTCGAAAATGCAAACGAAAGTATCATAGACCGACTCAAGGCAGAAGGTCAGCTCACTCGTAATCGAGGTACAAACTCTCTGAAAGTTGTTATCTCTAAACTTGACGGCATTTTTAATCTTTTAAAAGACCAATCTGTGTTTGCAGCTCAAGCAGAAGCTACAGCAAAATTCAAACAAGATGAAGAAGAAGCTGAATCTGCAAGAAAAGAAAAAGCTGGTAAAATTGCAGAGAGAGTACAAACTGTCGGAAACAAAGTTACAAGTGTTTTGGGAAAATTACTTAGCTTTCTAGCAGTTCCAGCTCTTCTTGCCTTTTTAACATTTCTTCCAGAAATATTAGAAAGTGAAACATTTAAAAAACTTTTAAAAGCTATAGGGCCTGGAGGAAGAATACGAGTACTTGTAGAAGGATTTTATGAAAATACTATTTTGCCAATAGTTAATTTTTTTGTAGAAGGATTTAAAAACTTAATTGACGATATTAGTAATCCAGATAAAACTCTTGGAGATATCTTTACAGAAAATCTTGCTCTTATTTCTGTTGGTTTTGCGACTCTGTTTAGAAAACAGCTAATAACAATTGTTGGAAAGGTACTAGGATTTGTTGCAACAAGTTTGGGGCCTAAAGGAGTAATTCTATTAGCTATAGCTGCTCTATTGGCTATATCTGCAAAAAATATAAAAGAAGAATTTGATAAAGAGGGAGATTTTGTAAAAGCAATTGTTAAAGGAGTTGCAAGAACAATTGGACAAATCATTGATTTTATTCCGAGTCTTTTTGGAGTAGAAACAAACTTTGAAAAAGATTTAGGTAATGCTGTTGGAAATTTATACGATTCGATAGGTGAACTTATCAAAGGACTTATTACCAACATTAAACTAGGCATAGGTAAAGTAGCAACCACTTTAGGAATGGATGAATCAACAGCCGAAGAACTTCTTGGATTAGAGTCAGGAGCTCTTAGTGACAAACAAACATTAGAAAGAAAAAGACTGAGTCTTCAAGAGGGTATAGGTAATATTGATAAACAGTTAGAAAGATTTGAAGAAAAAGCAAGCCGGAACGCTGAACGAAATTTGCCTGCTAATAACCCAATGGTTAAAACAACTCTCGATCAAATTGAAAGACTACAAAGAATGAGAGAGTCAAGACAGCAACAAATTATTCAAATAAACAATCAACTTTCAAATGTTGGAAATGACAATTCTTCAGCTTCTGCTTCAGTAAGTAGAAGTTCAGGGCCTATTGTAACAGATTCAAGAAAAAGTGTAGATAACTCACTAAACTAAAAGAACTCTTCTAACGTATTTGGCTTTGCATACTTTCCGATTGGTTTAGGAGTTCTTGCTTTTGACCCTTTTGTTGCAAGTCGATTATCACAATAAGCAACACAAGAAAATCTCTCACCCTTTCCTGATATCGGAGTCACTCCATGTATCTGAAGTGAGTCTGCAATCACCACAGAATTATCTGGTGCATCTATGGCCACTCCATATCGAGGAAAGCACAGAAAAGCACCATCATATTCCCCATGACGAAAGACACACATAGTTGTTAAACCCATATCTGTGTCTCCACTATCCACATGAGCAGACATTCGTGCAGACTGTCCAACATGATACCGATTTGCACTTAGAGTTGTAAAGATACCTCCACCCACTCTATATCTTTCCTCAATAAAGGTTTCTGCAAATCCTTTTTGATTATGATAGATTTCTGGATTTGCTTTTTTAAATGCTTTCTCATTCCAATAGGTAATTCCAGAGAGAGTCTTAAACTTTTCAGGATTATCATTACACCAACCAGAAGCACCAATCTCTCCTGTAAATCGACCTCTCTTATATCCAATCATTACGGAATGAATTTCATTTGCATATGCAATCATTCCCCACTCACCATTTTTCTTTTTTGTAAGATAACTGTTTGGACTTCTTAATTTATAATCGACTCCCTCTATCAACCCTTTTGCTTTCATCTCTTTGGAATCAATTGGGCCAGAACAGTTTGCACGCATACGAGAAGTATCCTCAATAGAGGCAAGAGTGTTTCTCACTTCATCATTATCATCATATGCATTAGTAATGACGTAGGCAAGAGGTTCATACGACCCATCTACTTTCATATTCGGTTTAAAAATAGCAGTATCATTCTCGACACGAACCACTTTTTCGTAGTCGCTCTCTCCGAGAAATCTTCCGTTCCATTTATCAAAGGTATACTTCTGTCCGAGATCAGTTTTTAATACTATGTTTTTCATTGTAAGGCTTCAATATCTGTTTCTTTATTTCTTCCACAAGAGCATACATCACAAGAGGTGCAACCATTAATCCTATTCTTGCACCCTTATCATCATAGTCTCCTGTCATTTTATA